TAACAATTTTGCATTACCATCTGATTTCATTGAAATGGATGGCAGACCAGATTACAACGGTGATTTATTAGATAGATATACAGAGGTAGGTTATGCAAGTAATAAAACATCTAGCACCACTTTTGAGACTGGTCACCCACAATATTATCGTATCGAAGGTAATAAAATGGTGGTTGTGCCTAAGCCTACTTCCGCTCAATTATTAAGATTTCAATATGTTGCAGTGCCTACAAAGCATACTTCTAGTACTGCATATAAAGCATTGCGATATAAGTCATTATCTGGTGAAGGGTATCAGATTGGAGATGTAGTAGAAGGTCGTGTATCTGGTAGTTTAAGTACGGCTACTGCAAGTGGTAAAGTTTTAAGAGATGATTCAAATGGTGACGGTACTGGTACATTAATTTTATCAAATATCACTACATTAGGTAGTTATACTGGATTTAGGAATGGTGACACGCTAGTGACTATAGATCCAGAAGAAGATGCTTATGCATCAAATTCTCCTTATGGATATGGATATACATTTGATCAATTAATTCAAAATTGGGATAATATTGGTTTGGGAGGCAAGGCAACAATAGAAGGTACAGAATATGCTTTGTCTGGAACCTCAAATAATATTCCTTATGGAAAAACAGTAGGTGAGTCTCCCGTAATACCAGAGCCATTCCATTATTTAATGATTGAGTTTGCACAAGCTCGCATTTATGATATGCTAGGACAAAGCGCAGATGCTGATAGGCATTATAATCGTTATTATCAAAATAGAATTGGATTAGCTGGTATTACTGCTAATCAAGATTTTGGTGGGCCTACTACAGTCATAGATGCATTATGAAACATATAGAAATTGACACATTTGGCGGCATTGTAAGTAATGCTGACGGTGAGGACATAAGACCAGACCTTGGTCAAAACGTAGTAAATTTTTCTTTAAACAAATCTGGAGTTTTAAAATACAATGATAACTATATCATTGGTGCTTCTTTTAATGGGGTTGAGTGTAGTCTTGTATACTACTGGACTGATTTTACTAATGCTACACCAAATTATATTGTTCTTATTGACAAGACTAATAGTCAATTGCAAATACTTAATAGTGTTTATGCAAAACAAATTTATATAACTACAGATGCGGATGATACAGATACTAATTATAAGCTTTATCCAATTACTACATTAAATGCAACGTACAAAGCTCAACCAAGCGTACTAAGCTCTGGAAACTATGTTCGTATATCCCCAAGTAAAGGACATGAGCCTATACAATTACAACATATTACCGACAGAAAATTCTGGGGATATTGGCAAGGAACACCAGCAGCATGGAATTGGTATGCTAAAAGAGCAATAGCTTCAAACAATGCAGAGACATATACAAATGCTGATGATGGCTTTTTTGCAGACATTGCATATCCACGAATGGATTATGCTAGGGGTAAAACAATGTTTGCTGGAGGAGACCTAAGCTTAACTTTTAAACCACAGATAACTGCTAAAAATCACAAAGATTCAACTGGCTATAGAAATGTAAGTAGCATTGATGTGGCTGATGGAACATTGGTTGGCAATCATGTATATGATTCCGCTACTGTAAATACATCGTACTATATTCACGAATATGCTATTGCTTTAGTTTATGACGGCAATCAAATAGGCCCACTAAGCAATAGTACTTATACAAGAATTAAAACTGTTAAACCATCAACAAGGCAAAGGCCTAGGGGAATGAGCACTAGGGTAGACGTAAACATGGATCTTGCTACAATGAGTGGGACAACAACTACTGTTAGGGATGTTATGCAAAATCCAAGAGTTACTGGCATAGCATTGTATCGATCAATATCTGGAGCTAATTATACAAAAGTTAAATCAAAAAGCAATCTTCGTAGAGTTGGAACATACCGAATTGATAGATCTGAAAGTGATATGAATCGTGTATCAATAGCTGCTTCAGATATACAGTTATTAGCCTACAATAAGCTTTTACCCATTGATATGGCAAAACATAGCTCAAGCATTACAGATGTCACATCTGTTTATTTAAAAACATATTGGGATAGTAATGGTGATGGAGAAGTGCAAGAACAAAGTAATGCAATATCTGGCATTGATGATGATTATGGTGTCATTACAATTGGAGGCTCAATAACTAGTGCTAATTTTTTACCAGACACTTTAACAGAGTATGCTATTACTGAAAACTCTACTGCTATTGGCACTGGTGCTGGAACAATATATAATAGCGGTATAAAAGGTGTGGGCGGTGAAATGTGGATGATCGTTCCCGGTAACTTAGAAGATGGAGATGGTTATTATAAAAATTGTATTGTTACTGAACAATCGGTGGCAACAAGTACAAAATTTGATTGCATAGTTGAAAGCTATTTAGGAATGCACAAAACAGATGCTGGTGCTGAGGTGTATTACCATGCTTGTAGGTTATCCGGAGATTCAATGTGGACTAAATTAAAAACGGGTGTAGTAGCTATTTATATCCACCGTACAAATGAACCAATGTATTGGTATCACGATCATATTACTCATGGATCTGGTAATAATAGAAAGCAAGCTAAATTATTTATGTATGATGCAGATCCTATTAGCTTTGAAGGGCATCCATATCCAGAAGACAAAATTAATCATGGGTATGAAGTTCAATATAGTTTTATGGGTAGAAGATTTATTGGTAATGTAAAAATGAATCTAGGGGACACCGATGAAGAAGAGCATAAAAATATGTTATTGTATTCTGAGGTTGGAATGCCAGATGTAATCCCATCAGCTAATTTTATACAAATACAAGATAACAATGGAGGTGAGATTACTGGGTTTAGTAGTGCCGGTGGAGATCTAATTGTTTTTACCACTACCGGTATTTTTTCCTTAAATATGAGAAGCACAGATCCCGAGAGTTGGGTTTTATCAACCATAAGTAATCAAGTTGGATGCATTGCATCTGACAGTATTGCAAAAATAAAAGATCAAATATTTTTTGCCGGAGATCATAGTTGCTATTACTTAGCCCATACCCATCAATTAGTACCGGTCAGCGAACCAATAAATGATTTCTATAGGCCACTTCCAGATGCTAGTAAAAATAAAACACAAACGATTTACGAGGCCGATAAAAATATTTTACATTGGTTATTTGGGGGAACAGATACAGTGGGTGGTAGTTCATTTGTCTACGAACTGCACTTAGAAAAAGGGGATGTTACTTGGACAAAAAGAAATTATAACAGACCATTGAGCTTATTATCAAAAGATTTTAACAATGATCCAGTATTTATTAGTAATACATCTCGAATCTCTAACCCATTAAGTAGGTAATGGCAGCTAGTTCAAATTCAAATCAAATCAATTTATCTGCCGATGGAAATGGCTTAGTGACCGTAAGTGGCACAGTTGTTTTACTAAAAGATGAAAGCCTTACATTAGCAAATAGTACTGCCGTTAGCTATGCAAACTATGGCAATTATAAAGCCGTTAAGGTAACAGATGGGGCAAGCAATAGTCAATATATTGTAAGCCTAAAGGGGGTAAAAGATGTTGTTCGTTTTGCAATTAGGAACGCTCTTGGTAATTATATTGATTATCCAGTAACACAACACAGTCTGGAGTATAGCGATGCCGATAAACCATTGGTACACTTTGTAGATAGACAAAACGCTATGTTTTTATATGATTCAAGCTTAACTAGTAGTAGCCCCCAAAGTAGAGATCAGCAGTTTAAACATGAATATCAAGTTGAAATAAGTAGTACATATACAACTGTTGCTAAATATGATTTATTAAAAGGTGCTGCCATTGGTGACACAGTTACAATAAAATTTTATAGAAATCAGCAAGTAAAAGCATTATTGGATAGCACAACAACCACATATAATGATGGTAGGCTGGCAGAATTAAGCGGTAATAGCGATATTTATGAATATGTGATATCTAGCATCACTTTACCAAATGATGAGCGTGTAGATGGCAATAAGACCTACACAGTTTCTGATAAAGGTGTGTGGAGTGTAAGGCCCGGAATTAATAAAATATTATTTAATACTGTAAGTAGTAATAATAATAAAGCAGTCAGAATTTTTTTAGATGCCCAAGGTTTCCGAACGGGTGGCACTGATGAATTGGGATATACAAGTAGCACATTTGGTGATGACTATGGTGGCTTTAGTGTTTATATTGAAAATAAGGATGGTGATCAAGTTGCCCAAGAGCAAGTTACTTTTTCACCAGATACACAAGGATTTGATAAATGCGGTCGTTATTTAGGCACTTATATCACTGGATACGAAGCTGAAGATAGTGAATTCCCGTTAAAGTGTCGAATCGCTTTGAATTTTAGTAATTATAATGGTGAATATTTACTTGCTGACCTACATAATTGGGAAGAGTATGACGTTGATCATGGGTCTATTGGTGCTACAAACCCAGATATTGTTACGGGTGAATTAGAAAATGATCCATTTTGCTTAGATCGTCAACACTCTTCTGAGTGTTTAGTTTTTATTAGCGACTTAATTAATCCTTGGTCACAATATGAATTTATAACTGATAGTTCTGGCACTGGTGGTGGAGGTAATGCCACAACAATAACAAAGCTTCATTACTCAGATCTCGTTACAAACCAAAAGATACAATACACGGGAGCCGTTACAAAAGAATCTAATTTTCTTATAAAATCAACAAGTGCAGATCAAGGGCTTGTTAATTCATATAGTTATCAAACAAAAAAATTTAGAATAAGTACACAAGATAGGCCCAGTATGATAAGGACACTATCTATGACTTATACGTCTTTTAATAACATAGTAGTAAGAATTGATATTGACAACGGGTCTCAAACAAAAGACATTGTTTTTAATAAAACTACTGAGCGAAATAAAAAAGCTCAGAAAAAATCAGTAACAGAAGTTATTGGTTTAAGAGCAAAGAATTTTAGTCTTACTATTTTTGCATCTGGAGTCAATCCAGATATTTTAGAAATTTCAAAATTGAGTGTGACACATGGCTAAGTATGACGATCCAGATCTACTAGATAGAACCATACATAATCTTGAGCGAATTAGCGAAATGGTACAGTCACAAAAACAAGATAAAATAAAAACAGTATCATCCTTACCAAGCTCTGGCAGTATACGAAAGCGAGAAATCCAAATGCTAGATGACGGTGAAGATGTAAAGATCGTATTTAGAAACAATGATGGATCATTATTTACGGCAAAACTAGTGAAAGAAGAGGATTAACATGGCAGTAGCAGAAAGTTTGTTAGTAGCTAATGCGGCCTTAAATGTAGGTAAGGGTGTATTTAATTGGCTTAATGCAAAAAATAAAAGATTTAAAATGACCCCAGAAGAGCGGAAAGCTCAACAATCAGCCGCGAGGCAATCTACGTTAGGTATGGGAGGTCAAGAATTCCAAACTGCTGCAAATCAAATTCGGGCTGGAAGTGCAGATGCCAGAGGTATGGTAAGAAATCAAGCATTTGCAAGTGGGTTAGAAAACAGTGCGGTAGCTAGAGTTGGCCAGCAGAAAGTTCAAAATATGAGCGAAAATCAAATTGCTGATCTAGCACTACAAATTGCTGATAGGAATTCACAGTTTAGACAACAAGCTGCTCAACGAAGTGAAATGATGAATATGCAACTTGGTGAACGTAAAAGACAATTTGAGGAGAATAGAAGAGATCGCATGACTGAAGCCGCTTTTAATACGGCAACGGCAGCTTTAGACCTAGGAGTAAAATCGATGGCCGCAAAGCAATCTACTCAGCAAATGACAGACCTAGCGAGTCAAAGCAAAATAGTAAACGCTGCAATGTCAAGTATTATTGAAGATATAGAATTAGGAAATAATGGACAAGCTATGGAAAAAATTAATGCATTAGCTGAATTAAATCTTGATCTAGTTGATGTAAATATTTTAACAGATTATGCAATGAAAATGTTTGAGGTAAAAACAAATGAGCAATCTACTAACTAAAAAAGATAGAGCTTCTATTGCTTTAAATAATAAGATGCAATTAAAGCTATTAACGGCATTAATGAAAAAAGCAGTGACTGATAAAGATCGAGAAAAACTAATGAATTCTTATGAATTTAAATTAGAAGAGCTAGAGACTGAAATAACTAGTGCTAATGATTTATTAAAAAAAGCTGCTGAAGATAGAAAAAAACACAGAACAGAATGGGCAACAATAAATAGTCGATTAGAAAAAATTAGCAAATTCAACTACCTTAAAGAAAAAGTTGGAGATGAATTTAAATACTACAAGTTAAGAAGGCCCAACCCTAGAGATTTGTTGTATAGTGATACTGAGGTTTCTGGCAATCCATTAAATCCAAACTTAGTGCAATCAACTACTACTCCAGAGATACAAACACAAAGAATTGAGCTTGATGCTATAAAGATACCTATAGAAGAGGAAGTTTATAACAGTATTATGAGAGAAAGGCGAGAAACATCACTTTATGCAAAAGATGTCTGGCGCAAATATAATGCTGCAACAAAACAAGAAGTGACTCTTTTAGATAAGTATAAAAAATCAAAAGGTAAAAACAAGAAGTCTGGACTTGATGACCTAGCCTTTAAAATTGACATATTAAAAGAACAACTAGCACATGGAGACATTTATTTAAAAATGTATCAAAATTATAAAGATGATTTTGATGGAGTAGTGTGGAATGAAGAAAAGAGTACGTATTTACCAATAAGGTACGATGATTATATTTCTACTCAACCGTTAAAGTCTATTGGGTCAGATTCAGATAGGGTTACTCCATATAAAATTAATGTTGAGCCAGATTATGATCCAGCAACTAAACAATTTAATAGTGATATATCCGCACAGAATTTCAAACTTGGACAATCCATACAACAATATGAGGGTCGAACATTTAGGATACCAGATGTTAGTTGGTATACAGATCGAGATGCTGATTTTACAAGTAAGTATATACAAATAACTCAACCACGTAAAGAAGTTGAGGGTAGGAATATTGGTCAAGTCACCGCACCGGGTGTTGTTAACTATAGAAATAAGCCCTCATTAAATCCAATGGCAAACACATT